AACCATTACACAACAGACCAACTGCTTACAGCCGTTGCGGCTCGGTTTGATGCGTTCGTGTTTGTTGGAAGCCAGACCAAAACCAAGTCGGCTCAAGATCTGACCTACAGTTCATGTGGGCCATTTCACTCGTGCTTGGGTCTGGTTGAAACAGCCAAGATGCTGATCACCGCCGGTGGTCCGGAGGAGGATTGATATGACATTTGATTCACCTAAGGACATCGCCCAGCGTCTGAATCAGGCTTGGATGGCGTTCCCAGACAAGGATGTTCGGTTTGTTCTGGTGCATCACGATGAGTGGGACCGATGCACCAAACTGACTAGAGAAGCGGCTGAGGAGATCACGAAACTCCGTCGAAGGTGTGAGATGGAGGCATCTCATATCGCTGAACTGAAGGAGCAGATCAAGACGCTGCGGACCGAGCGCGACGAGGCGCGGCGTTGGTTTTGCCAGCACGTCGAACTGTCGCTGGGCGGCGACGGAACGCGGGTTGCGGGGGGACATGGCTGGGACTGCTTCAAGAATAAGACCCCTGTGACAGACAGTCGGTCGGCAAATGCAGCGCTGGACAGACTGTCACAACTGGACGAGGAGTGTGGGTTGGGATGAAAAACCCCTACAAAATTGAGCCACCATTTTATGTATCCTTTAGTGGTGGCCGAACCAGCGGAATGTTGTTAACAAAAATTGTGGAAGCGTGGAATGGGATGCCCTCTGGTGGGCTTGCTCTATTTGCAAACACAGGAAAAGAACATCCCGCAACATACGACTTTGTTTGTCGTCTTGAATCCCATCTTGGAATCCAGATTCATTGGATTGAATATGATTCTTCTGGTGTCGGTTTTCGGGTTGTTACTTCAGATTCAGCGAGAAAGAATGGAGAACCGTTTGCTGAACTAATTAGGAAGAAAAAGTTTTTGCCAAATCCAATCGCAAGGTTTTGTACCAGCGATTTGAAAGTTAAGCCCATGTCCGCATTTATGAAATCTAACGGATTTGATGACTTCACGACTGTGATTGGACTAAGAGCAGATGAACCTAGGCGTGTAGCAAAACTACGCGGCGATAAAACCCGTGACATTGCTATGCCTTTGGCTGATGCGGGGATTACAAAAGATATGGTTTTGGATTACTGGAGGTCAATGCCTATTGACCTTCACCTTCCAAATAACGATCCTGCATTTGGAAACTGTGATTGCTGCTTTCTAAAAAACCGCAGTTCTATGGAACGAGTAATGCAGGCAGAACCCGATCTAGCAAAGTGGTGGATTGAGCAAGAAAATTTAGTAGGTGGAACATTTCGGAAAGATCGTCCAAACTTTGCCACAATTTTGCATCAAGTTACAGTGCAGGGTCGGTTGTTCAATAACGACTGTTCAACAGACACATCACTTCCATGTGATTGTACAGAGTAAATTCAATGGGTAAAAAGAAAAAACTATTTCATGCTTTGATCGACGCGGACATCCTGCTGTATCAGACCTCTTCGGCGGTCGAGAAGCCTATTGATTGGGGTGGGGATGTCTGGACTCTACATTCAGACGTGGCTGAGGCCAAGCAGATGTTTGATGTAGGTCTTGCCGAAATCTTGGAATCCGTGAAGACCAAGAAGTTTACTCTCTGCTTCAGCAGCCCCAATAACTTTAGAATCCGTATCCTTCCAGACTATAAGGCTAACCGCCTAACGACCCGAAAGCCTCTGGCGTACCACGCTGTTCGCCAGTATGCCGAGCAGACCTACTCAACCCAAACCTTTCCAACCCTTGAGGCTGACGATGTGATTGGAATCTTGGGAACCGCCCCAAACCCGAAGCATCGGTATGTGCTGGTGTCCGAGGACAAGGACTTCAAGACCATCCCGGGATTCCATTTCAATCCCCGGACTGCTGTATTCACAGAGATCTCCAAGGACGCTGCTGACCGCAGCCACCTTCTTCAGACTCTTGTTGGTGATACAACCGACAACTACAAGGGATGTCCGGGTGTTGGCCCGGTCAAGGCTGAAGCCCTCTTGACAGAGTGTTGTTCTTGGGATACAGTGGTCGCCGCCTTCGTCAAGGCTGGCCTGACCGAGGAAGATGCTCTTGTTCAGGCCCGTGTTGCTCGCATTCTTCGTCACGGTGAATACAACCCCAAAACCGCAGAGGTAAACCTATGGACACCCCAGACACCTATTTTGCAAGCGTGAAGGATTCCGGAGTTCGTGAAGAGTTTGACACTGGAAGCAAGCGGGATACCCGCATTGGAAAGGGTCGGTTTGATCTAATCAGCCCGTTCGTTCTTCAGCGGGATGCCCACCACCTTGAGCACGGTGCCACTAAATATGGGGACAGGAATTGGGAAAAGGGTCAGCCTCTGTCCCGGTATCTTGACTCGGCTCTCAGGCATCTGAACAAGTATCTGATGGGATTCCGAGACGAGGATCATCTCTCCGCTGCCCGTTGGAATATCGCAGCCATGATCCACACCGAGCACATGATTCACTTGGGCCTTCTCTCTTCGGAGTTGGATGACCTTCCCAAGTGGATGAGCAAGGTGGAGGTGTTCTAATGAACCAGCCTATGGGAAGGAAGGTTGGCCGTAGGCCCAGTTCCGACTATGTTCACCCAGACACCCCCAAGCGGTCTCTCCGACCGTGGCAGGAGGTGGCAGAGATGTACACCCAAATCACAGGCGAGCCTATGACTGATGTTAGGGCCAAGGACTTTGCCATCCGCGCTCTTATGAAACTCAACCATGAGTTGTCTAAGAAGAGCAACAAGGATCTCCGAGAAACCATTTTTGCCCATTTGAGTTGACTTTATGGAACAACCAACATTTAAACCTGTTCCCCCAATCAGCAATGAGTTGGCGGAGGACCTTGATAAAAGGTTTCCTGAGAAGTGCCCCGGTATCGAATGGACAGATCGCCAGATCTGGTTTTATGCCGGACAACGGGCTGTCGTGGAATTCCTAAAGAAAGCCGCGAAGCGTCAGTTTGAAGATCGGTTCAATATCTAAAGGAATATACCATGTGCTTTGGCGGACCAAAGATTCAGGCCCCACCCCCAGCCCCCATTCCACCAGCCCCTCCGCCCCCCACCCCAACCGCCATGAGCGTACAGCCGTCTCCAGTGAGCCCTGAGGCTTCTGGAATTGGCCAGTATTCTCGTATGTCCAGCGCCCGCAAGGGTAAGCGTGGTCTTACGATCCCACTGTCCAGCAGTGGATCCGGCATCAACACCTGAGATAACCTATGGAATCAGCGCAGACACTCTACGGAAAGTTGGAGTCAGACCGTGACGCGTTTCTGAAGCGCGCCCGGGAGTGTGCTTCGCTGACCCTTCCAACCCTTGTGCCCCCTCAGGGACACAGCCATGTCACCATTTACCCCACCCCATTTCAGGGTCTGGGGGCCCGCGGCGTGAACCACCTTGCGGCATCTCTCCTGATGTCGCTGCTCCCCCCGAACCAGCCCTTCTTCCGTCTGGTTCTGGATGAGGAGGCCGTGAGGACCTTGGGTGCTGATGGTACGATGCGGACTGGCATCGACCGTACCCTCAGTTCCATTGAGCGAGCGGTCATGCAGGAGGTGGAGGCTATGGCCATCCGTCCCGCCCTGTTTGAAGCCCTCAAGCATCTGATTGTGGCTGGAAATATCCTCATCTACATGTCGGATGATGGGCTTCGGGTGTTCCACATTGATCAATATGTGGTCAAGCGTGACCCGATGGGTAATGTTCTTAAGATCGTCACCAAGGAGACGGTCTCTCCGGGAGCCCTTCCCGAGGATGCCCGTGAGATGGTGTACGGCGAGGACAAGGATTACTCAGACATTGAGAATAACTGCGATCTGTACACCTACATCTGTAAGGAAGAGGACGGGTCGTGGGAGGTTTATCAGGAAGTCAAGGGCAAGGTAATCCCCAGCACTGTCGGAACCTACAGCAACTCCAGCCTGCCGTGGTTTGCCCTGCGAATGAACCGGGTGGATGGGGAATCCTACGGCCGCTCGTATGTCGAGGAGTATCTTGGTGACCTCAAGAGTCTTGAGGCCCTTACTCAGGCTATTGTTGAAGGCTCGGCTGCCGCAGCCAAGGTCCTGTTCTTGGTCAACCCTAACGGCATGACTGAGCCGGATGTTCTTGCTAAGAGCCCTAACGGAGCGATCCGGGAAGGTATGGCCACCGATGTTACGGTACTACAGATTAACAAGCAGGCGGACTTCTCCGTTGCTCTTCAGACAATGGCTACGATCCGAGAGCGTCTTAATTACGCTTTCCTACTTGCGGAGTCTACGATTCGTAATGCTGAGCGTGTCACCGCGGAAGAGGTCCGCCTCACCACGGCCGCGGTCGAAAGGCAACTAGGCGGTATTTATTCGG